ACGCTGACGTACAGCACCTACCAACATTGCTTTACCTTGGTATGCTTGTTTAACTTCCGCGTCAAATAGGGTTACAAATGCGTTTGACAAAGCAATACTCATTTTGTGTCTCCTAATAACGAATTAAAAAAAAGTTTTGTGCTGTGGTATGCCGTGGGAACGGGCCATTGCTTGCTAATTACGTCAGCCAATCGGCAAGGTTACTTGCGTCACGGGTCACAATGTGATATGCCGTACACGCTTTATACCATAGTCAATAAGTAAATGCAATAGACTTTGCCTGTTTAATTTAAAATATTTATTATTGCAGGCAAAAAAAGACCCCAATTAAGGGGTCTAAGTTCCACTCGGGAGATTTAGTCACCGTATACTTGTTGGAACAAGCGTTCTACTTTCTGACGGTATGCTGGGTCTGTTTTATATTTAGGGTCTGCTACCATTTGATTTAACTCTGCTTTTGACGGAGCGCCATCTACAGGTGCTGATTGTGTTGGGATGCGACCTTCATAAGTCTCACGCAACTTCATCAACGCCTTGATACCATTGGCTGTGCCACCCATAACTTTAAATTCCTCAAAGTCATCAGCACCCCAAACACCTTTTTGCACTAGGCCACTGGCCCACTGCGTCATGCCTTTAATGATTGTATCTGCATTAGGGCCAAGCGCTTTCTTCTCAGCAGCAGCATCAAACTTAACTTGCTGTTGTTGTTGACCACCCATCTCAATGATAGGGCCAACTAGAGCATCTAACGCGGCTTGACTAACGCCATATTCTTTTGCCCATGTAGAAACGTGTCCACGAACTGGGTCATCTTCTGGGGTTTCACCAAATGCTTTCCAGTCATAGTTGCCATCTTCTGGAGCTTTGTGCTTACCTTGACTAATCTGCTTACGCAAATCTGTCCATGATTTAGCTAATGCTTCTAAGTCTGGCTCTGATTCGTCTTTCTTCCAGAAATTTTCAGGCCACCAATCAGGGCGTTCGAGAGGGCCGTCATCTTCTGGTTGTTGTAAATGGCTAATCTCAGCCGCTTGTGTATCTACTGCTTCATTATTCTCGATTGAAACATTATCCAATAGGCCTTCGGCAGGTTGTTCTCCGCCTTGGGGTTGGTTGTTATCTTCGGTCATTTGTTTTCCTTAGCTAATTTAATACGATTTTCTAAATCCCGTACAACGCTACATTGACCCTCACGATAGAATGCAAAGCTAGGGTCAGCTCCTGGTACGGCAACAGGATGCTCTAAAATGGTTTGACGTAGCCAAGCCATGAGTTTTTTACCTTCTTCGTTAGATGCTAACACACGGAAGCATAACTTGTTTAAATCTTCTCGTCGTTGCATCTCATCACGAATATCAATCTGCTGTGATTCTAAACCTTCCCAGCCATCAGCCATTATTCAAATTCCTCATTACGTTCTTTAAATGGAGACTTACCTTGTTTCAATCTCATAGTAGCATGGTCAATTGCTTTATTAATAATTGTTTGAGGCATTTTATCCATAAACTTTGGATTTCTTTTCCCATTAATTTCCATTGGAGTATCTAATATATACTTCATTTCTTGTTCATTTAATAATGGATTTAACAAAGGAATAGCAGTTTTCTTTCCATCTAAAGAAACATCAATACTAATTTCCGTTGAATATCCACCTTCTTTTTTCTTGAGCAACCCAAGCCATCCAGTTCCTTTTTCAGAACCGTCCTCTCTCTTGCCCATACTTTTTCTGGTATCTAAATATTCAGCCATTACATACCGCCTTTCATAGCTTCGCCTGCAACTTGTGCAGCTAACTCAGGATTTTGTTGCGCCATCATCTGCGCTTGCTCTGCCATCTGCTGTTTCATCATCTCACGTTCTTCTGGAGAGTTACGAACAGCTTGTGGAATAGCCATCTTATCACCAATCAAATCTAACAGTGCATCCATTTTTAACATCATCTGACCTTCTGGGCCAGCTTGTTGTGCAATCTGTGCAAACTGCATAATGTTTTGTACGTCATCCATGTTCTGTGACATAGCTAATGGAGATACTGGCGTTACCTTAATCTCAAGGCCATTGACCTTTAATGGCAAATCAATAATACCACGGTCATCCATAATCTGTAGAATCTTCTCTACCAATGGAACCATTGTCTCGTTAATCAAACGACCAAAGGCAGAACCTAAGTTCTGTGATAACTGTTTCATACGCTCAATAACTTCTGTTGCAGAACGTGCTGACATGTTATCTGGTGGCAATGATTCATCAAGCAAGATAGATTTAATGTTCATACGCAAGTCGTTCATCACAATTTGTGATACGTTGAAGTCACCAGAACGCGCTAAAGCCTTTAATGATTCGCCTTGAGGCCCACCATTACGAGCAACAGGAATAATCACGCCTGGAGCGATTGTGACAGTATTAGGGTTAAGTACACCATCATCTGCGGCTGTATACACACCAGCAATAGCTAATGATGCGTTTTTTAGTACCAATTCTAGTACTTTATTTAGTGTCTTAATATCTGGCAATGCTGTGATTAACGGGCCACGACCATATATTTCACCAGCCACTTTCATGTAGCGTGATACAACCCAAGGGCTAAACTTCATACGACGATAGACAATCTCTTGTTTGCTTTCCTTGTGGATAACATGGTAGCAATAGTCACCGCGTTTAGCATCAAACACAGTCGCTTCAATTAGTTCTACATCTTCTGTTGGCTTTTGCTCAATCTTATTCTTTAATGCGCCATCAATCTTAGCGTCTTTCCATTGTTGACTGATTGCTTCGCCTTTCAAACGCATGCGACGATAGACGTTATCTACTCGACCATTAGCACCTTCTTCAAATGCTACAAGGAATTGTGGAACAGGAATAAAGTTAATAGGACTTGCATCATCACCTGGCTGCACCATCATCACTGCTGTGCCTACGCACAAGTCTAGCAATGCCTCACCAACAGCAATGTCAAAGTTAGATTGCTTAATGGTAGCAAACATCTTCTCTGTATATACATCTAACGCTGCTTGTGCTTCTGCTTTACGCTCACCTGGAATATCTGTACCAGCTTCAAGGCGACACCATTTAGTTTGTGGAGGAAAGATACCAGACTGCATACGGTTAGCAAATCGTTGTGTAGAGTTAATTGCCGTAGCATCAAACACACGATTCATCTTCTTAGCACCGCCTACTTTGCCATCGTAGAATCCGTCATACAGATTACGTTGTGGCAATGCAAACTCATAAGCCTCGTCATATAAAGAACGAAACTCCTCTTTTTTTGTTAGAGCCAGTTCATGGCGCTTTAAAATATCTTCTGGTTTTAATCTCATTTCAGCCATATTGCTTCCTAACTCTTTTTATGTGTGTTTGCAAATTTACGAGCAGCTTCTTTACTTCCAAATCCCCAAGCCTTTAATGCTAATTTTAATCTAGTAGGCTTGCCATTCTCATCTACAAGTGGGCCTTTCATGCCAGCAAATCGTGCGGCAAATGATACGCGCCTAGGGTTTGTACCTGACTTTACTGGTGCTTTAAGGTTAGCGCCTTCTGTACGCTTAAAGTATTTACGCCCAGCTTCTGTTAAGCCGCCTTCTGGATTCTTATGTTCTTTTTTCATTATTCATACCATTCAATTAAAAGTTCAGCAATGTGCGCTTGAGAATTAATATTGGTTAGTCTAAATAAGTATGTAGTCAATGGAGCTAATACATATTCGTATGTATATCCACCACCGCCTGCACCAGTACCACCTTGTCCACTTGTAATAATCTCGCCAAAGATTTCTGTGCCTAGACTTGTTACAGTAGGGTTGTAAACTGCAACCCCAGTGCTTGTTGTATTTAGATTACGATTACGTCTGTGGATTGTTTGTGCAGTGCCACCACTTGTTGTAGGGTTCTCGTATACATAAAACCTAGAATCACCACCACACTGATAATTAAATACAGCATGTGGCAAGATGCCAGCAGGAAACGCTAATGCAATATCAAGATGTGAATTAACAGCAAGTGATGATTCAATCTTATATGTATAATATGCACGACCTTCATGTAGACGCAAATGGTTTACATCTAAAACAGGAGCTGGCCTATCAGAACCAACTACTTGTTGCACTCCACTTTGGTCTGTATATGTAGGCGATACAAACCTAGACTTGGTAGTTATGGATTCCCGTTCTACTTGAATAGCCATTATTTACCTTTAGCTTTTTTCTTCATAGCAGTTTTAGCTGCTTTCTTAAACGCTGCGTCTGTAGGAGCGTCTTCTGAGCCAGGCTCACGCATTTTCTCTTTAGAGCCAGCTTCAATACGCTCACGCTTTGCATGAATGTTTGCATATAATCCGTTTTTCATTTTATATCCTTGTTCTGCGACCTAAAAGTGAATCATTACCAAGAGCATCGTCTACGCCAAGTTGTGGGCCTGTGGTAATAGCAGAAGCTCCAGGAGTTTGTACGCCAGCTAATAAACCACCAGTAACGCGAGACATGCGTCTATTGCGAGCTTTCATTTCACCAGATGTACGTTGTGCTTGCTCTACTTGCCCTTTTGATTGAGCTGTAATTGCTTTTAATACATTAATTGTGGCATCTTCATATACAGGATTATAAGTTACTGTTTGATATTTAGGTACGCCAAACTGATTTTGTCTAAACACTTTTTCAGTATATGCCTCAGTTTGTCCTTCTGGGCCTTTTACTATAGGGTTTTGAACTCCATATAACCCACCGTGCATATTTGTATTAGCTGCACTATTTGACCTAAATCCTATAATTTCTTTAAAATCTTTAGAATTAACTTGTTTATTTAATTGTTGATTCCACCAAGATTCTGGTCTAAATGCGCTTTCACCGCCAGCAGCTTGTAATGTTTGCTTCTCTGCAATTTTATTTGGCGCAACTAACCCAAGTTTCTTAGCCTCGTTAAAGTTAATATTTCTTTCAGCCATGATTAAGCTCCTAGAGTTTCTTCATCCATGCCAGCTTCTGGGTTTAAACGAGATTCTGCTAACAATAAACGATTACCGCCACGCGCACGGGCCATACGTTTAGATGCCATCTGCTCAGACAAGTCACGTTTCTCTTGTTCTGCTTGTGAACGTAAACGTTCTGTCTCTGCTTGCTGCATTGCTAACTGAGCGCGAGCTTCTTTAGCTCCACTCTCTGCACCGCCACCAACTAATTTACCCATGCCTATCTCCTAACCATTAAATCATAATCAAATTTATCCATGCTATACTGACGCATTGTGCATTCAGATATAAACCCGATAGCTCTAGCCCACTTTATAGCGCGATTATCTGATGTTTTAACAGTTATTTGCAATCTATGCAAGCCCATAGCTATCTCACACATATCTGCAAATGCAATTCCTATCTTAGTCATGGCGATTGGATGCAATCTTGCTGTCTCTCCAATAATAGACCACATTTCGCCAACGCCTTCCCACAGTAATGAACAGCCAAATACGGCAACAGGTTTGTCATATAAGAAGCATGTAAACGCAAAGCCAAACTCTGCTTGAGCCTCTAGCATCTTCTGTACGCCTACCATCTTTTGTGCAGACAGTCCAGCAAATTCACCACCGTCCACATCAAAAGCGTGGTTAATCACAAATGGCGCAAAGAAAACTCCCTTAACTTTAGGGAGATTCTCATTAACTTGGCTAATACTTAAATACATCAAAGTCAGTCATCACAGTTCTAGCAAAAATAGGGCCACTAGAAGCTAGTGGATTACGGGTCATACGCTTATGTTCGCCACCACCTAGCATTAAATAGCCAAATGCGTCACCAACGTGTGAGTGTTCGTTCTTATTTGGTGCATCACGGAAGCGTTCTTGTCCTGCCCCTACTGATACACGCTTGAAATGGTACCCACCAGCCAGTGACTTGCGTAGCATTTTGCAACTTCTGTCTACAATCAGTCCAGGTTTACCATCAATAAGACGTTGCATAGGAGCAGCAGCCCCTTCACGACGGACTTTAAAGTCGTTCGAATGGGTTGGTTGGGCGCGTAACCCTAGTGTGCGTAGGTAATCAAAAGCTGTTACCTCATAGATTGCGTCACGTTGCATACCAGCAGGGTCACCCCACATCATTACTTGTGCTTTAGGGTAACGAGCATTGAGTTCTGCTAGTAATTGTTGACCAAAACGCTCCAAACCCATGTCCTCTGTAACGATTTCATGTAACACTACCCATCGACCATTAGATAAACGTTGCCCTACCACTGCTGCTGGCGTTAAACCAAAGTCCAAACCAATTTGTATTGGCTGTGATTCGTCGTACTCCACATCACCACACATCAGATTATCATCATATTCAGGCCATACAGGACGACCTTCTTGCACATAGGTGTACTTACCTTCTGCATAGCAACGAATCCAGTCTAGGTTCTTACCACCAAGCATCTGTGGATAATATCCAGCAGGCAAGTTGTTTAGGTTCTCAGCCTTTGGGTTAATCTTCCACCAACGACCTGACGCAAATATATGGTCATTAGCCTCTGGATTGTCAGGCAAGTTAGCTGGGTCTACCTCAATCACACCACCTGGCTGATTAAAGAACTTCCACGCATACGCCCCTGTTACTTTTTCCTTCTCAGCAACACGATGCCACCAATGGTCATCATCCATAGGGTTAGTATCCATGAACACACCATGCCAAGTAGCGCCACCATCACGCTTAGTGGGATAGCGACCAACACGATGAGTAAGTCCATCAATAACTGCTTTAGGAAGTTCACGCGCCTCATTAACCCATGCTCCTGTTAATTCAAGTGATAGTAACTTACGAACGTCTTTAGGTTGGTCAAGTGCTAAGAATATGACTTCACAGTCCACACCAGCAGCATCTCCCTTTGCAGGAAGGCGTATATGGTGAGTAATTGGTGGTGTCCATAGCATAGGCCCAAACGTAGATTCAGGGAATAAGTCAAGCCATGTCTTGATTGTTGTAGTCTTTAGCATTGGATAGCTGTTACGCACCACTGCAAAGCGTGAATAACGTATGTTGTCAATAGGCGATGGCTTCTGCTGGAGTGCTTTAATGAATATCTTGGCACAGCAAGCATAAGACTTTCCACTACCTACAGGACCCATAAGCCCTTGCACGAATGAATCGTCTTGCAGGAACTTATATACCTCTGGGGACTTAGAGAAATTCAGGTTTAGTCCATCAAATGACACCTGTTTTCCAGACTGCTCTTTAGTTTTCGCCATCTATAACCTCTGCATCTATAGGGTCAGGGGCAACAATATTGACCCCAATAACAGAAGGCTTATCTGATTCCTGCTGTTGGTCCAGCAATCCAGACGCTTTCGCCAATAACCGTAACACTCCAATCTTATCGAACAGCTCGATGTCCAATGTCGTCGTAGCGTTGCCCTCTTTATCATACCTAGTGTTCGACTTGATGCTCTTAATCGCTTGTAACGCATGTTCTGGTATTTCGTGCGAGGCCTTGACCTTAATGTTCCCATGTTCATCCCAACTCATAATGTCAGTAAGATTAGTATTAGCCATAGTCAGCAACGCATAAGCGACGGCCTCACGATTAGCCTCTAATGTTGCAGAACGTTCTAGTGTTTTCTGGATTGTACGCACACCACCATAGTTTTTCAGGGATGGAATACGTTTAATCTTTCTTGTATCTTCTTTATCAGCCATTGATTACCTCTATATTTACTACACATGCACCATTAGGGCAAGCATCACCACGAATAATACGCAAATCATCTACTTGACTGTCATCATCATACACGCCAGCGTTCATAAGAGCATCGAGGATAGCTTTGAGCAGATTGTCAATATCAAATACGCGACGACTACGGGGACGAATAACAATGTCCATGCGAAGGCGAGCATCGCCAAGTTTAGGAATTTGATTGTCAATAACATATTCCTGAACAGCATGTTTAAATTCCACACCAGATTTCGATAGAAAACGTCGTTTGCCATTGGCTCTCCAGTATGTATTAACGCTTGGTGGATATGGTAAGGTCAGTATCATGCTTTTAATGCGTTTAAACGTGAATTAATGTCAGCATTATTGTACTCTTTTAAGTAAGACTTCAATGCATTATTAATAATATGCGCCCTAGGCATCTCTTTATCCTTAGATGCAGCATCCAACAAAGCTCTAGTCTTTGGTGTCAGGCGCACAAGGAAGTTACTATAATCACTAGCAGCCATAATCTGAATCCCCTAAATCATTATTATCAAACAATTTGTCTACAATGTACTCTACAAAGAACCATACACCTATGCCTATCCCTGCGATAAGCAACATACCAGCAAATACTTTCATTTTCTGTCCTTAATCATTTCTATGTATCCAGCATATAAACAACCAGCAAGCGCTAAAGTAAGTGCCAAGGCAAATACTACAAATAAAAGTGTTGCTGTCCATACTACAATTGTCATTGCATTCATAATGTCAATCTTTCTATATCTAACATATATCCCAGTATATCATAATAAATTACTTGCACAATATATATTTTAGGAGTAGAGTATTTCTTACGGGGCCATTACCCAGCCCTTGCAAATGTAGCTTCGACAGATGCAGATAAACGTATCGAACCG